ATCAAATCAAATGGCACAGAAAGTATTAAAGACAAACGCTGAATTGCTAGAGCTAGTTAGAGCGTTAAATGTAACACCTACTGAGAAAGGTAGTAAGGCAGAGGCTAAGCTCAAGAAGATTGTAGACAAGATTAAGCCTCTATTTGAGCAGTACAATGAGAAGAGAGAAGACATTCGTCTTGACCACGCTCATACTGAGTCGAATGGTGTACTAGAGTTGAATGAGAAGGGTGAATACAAGTTCACTAAGGAAGGAATCAAGGCTATGTCCAAGGACATGAAAGCATTACTTGATGAATCATTTGAGTTCTATCAGTTTACTTTCTCAAGTGAAGGTATTGAGGACTTTAAGTTCTTAGCAGGATGGGTTGAAAGTATTGAAGCCGAGCAATCTGCTGAAGAAGTTGAATAAATTATTCATCTAAATCATAAAGAGCGGCATCAGTCTTAGTTGGTTGGTGCCATTCTTTCTTATAAAGACTATGAAAAGCAAAGGACTAGGAGATACTATTGAAAAAGTAACTACAGCTACTGGAATCAAGAAGGTAGTTGAAACTGTTGCTAAGGCCGCAGGAAAAGATTGTGGCTGTGGAAAAAGAAAAAATGCGCTTAACCGTGCGTTCCCATATAACGAAGATTAATTAATAAGATCATGGCATATCAGAAATTACAACAATCAAGAGCAGCAGTAGTAACGAAGAGCGATACTGTTGACATTCCAAATCCAGGAAATGGAGAGGTAACAGGATGTATATTGTACGTAGGTACCGGAGGAATCCTTCGAGTGCTAACAGCAGGGGGAGATGACATTACATTCCAGAATGTACCAAATGCATTTGTTACTAGCTTTCAAGTAGTTAGAGTATTTGCTTCTACTACAACAGCTTTAAACATTGTAGCTCTCTGGTAAATGAATCCTCACGAGAATAGTAGGCTTGATTATATGGCAGCAGAATTGGATGCGTTAAAGAATGACGTGGCTGAAGTAAAAGCTATAGTTAAGGATATGCACACTTTACTATCAGGCAACCCTATTGACAAGGACTCTAATGGAATGATTGGAGATTTAAGGACAATGAAGAAAGAAGTTTACGAATTGAAGTCTGAATTAAAAAAATACAAGAATTATTTTTATGCGCTTGTCACACTTGTTGGGTTGGGGGCATTAAAAGTTATTGTTGAAATATTAAAGTAGAATGGCAAAGGCAGTCGCAAGTGTAAGGAAAATTAGCTTCGGTAAAAAAAGAACAGGAGTAGCTAAAAAGTCATACGGTAAGTATAATGAGAAGCCTAAGAAATACAGAGGACAAGGAAGATGAAAAAGTTTTTTGATTGGGGTAAAGGTTTTTTTTCTGAGAACGGTGAAGCCTCAAGCAAAAGACTTGTTGGTGTAGTTAGTGCTATTGCTTTGTGTTATACACTTTTAAAAACTCAGAGCGAAGCTCTAGTTTATTCTGTAGCTGCATTGTCTGCTGCTGCTTTGGGGATTACGGCTGCTGAAAAAATATTTAAAAAAACAGACAAAAATGAAAATCAGTCCACATCTTAATATAGCAGAAATTACTAGGAGTGATGCAGCCAAGAGACACGGAATTGACAACACACCTACTTCCGAGCATTTGGAGAACTTTAAGTTACTAGCGGAGAAAGTATTCGAGCCCATTCGTGAACACTTCGGAGTTCCTATTTTTATCAGCTCTGGGTACAGAAGCAAGGCTCTTAATGATTTCATTAAGGGGAGTCCATCAAGTCAACATTGCAAGGGAGAAGCCATTGACATCGACATGGATGGCAGCAATGGAGAGGTAACTAATAGAATGGTTTTTGATTTTATAAAAAATAAGTTAGACTTCGATCAACTAATTTGGGAGTTTGGAAGTGACTTTAATCCTGACTGGGTACATGTATCATATACCAAGGGAAAGAACAGAAAGCAAAAGTTAAAAGCTGTACGTACGAATGGTAAGACTTCTTACCTTAATCTTTAGTATATTTGTTCAATTACTTAATAGCAAATGGCAAAGATAAGTACATACCCAATACTATCAAACCCTACAGCCAATGACATATTAATTGGAACTGATGTAGAGGATCTAAATATCACCAAGAACTTCTCGATAGGTTCTATCATTGGGATAATTGGGAATCAGTTTGTGCCATACGTTGGCGCAACTGGTAATGTAAACTTAGGTGCTTTCAATATTACTGCCTCCTCATTCATTGTTGCAGGAGGAACTGCTAGTCAATTTTTAAAGGCAAATGGTACGCTTGACTCTACAGTCTATGTCCCTGCTAGCAGAACACTTACGATTAATTCTGTAACATTTGATTTAAGTGCGAATAGGTCTTGGGATTTAAACACAATAAATTCTTTAACAACCACTGGTACAACCGGTCCTGCTACCTATATTGGCAAGACTCTTAATATCCCACAGTACCAGGCACAGGGTAACTACATCACTCAACTTAGTGGTGAGGCTACTGCTATGGGCCCGGGTAACGCTACAGTTACATTAAGCAACCTAGCTGTAATCAGTAAGATACTAACAGGGTTGAATATTACTGGAGGCACTATTGTCGATACAGACAGCATCCTTACAGCATTTGGCAAGGTACAAAACCAGCTAAATGGATTAACTGGTGGGGTTACTTACCAAGGAACTTGGAATGCTGCTACTAACACACCAACTTTAACGAGCTCAGTAGGTACAAAAGGATATTACTACGTAGTAAATGTTGCAGGTAGCACCAACCTAAATGGTATTACAGACTGGAAGCTTGGTGATTGGGCTATCTTTAATGGGTCAACTTGGGAGAAGGTAGACAATACCGATGCTGTCGTTAGCGTTAACGGGTACACAGGTGCTGTTGTGCTTACCTTCAGTGATGTAGGAGCTCCTCCAGCAACAAGAAATCTTACTATCAATGGGGTCCAGTTTGACTTGACTGCTGATAGAACATGGACTGTAGGTGATGTACGTACAGACCAGAGCTATGCTAACCCATCATGGATTACCGCATTTGCATGGTCCAAGATTACAGGCACGCCTACCACATTAGCTGGGTACGGCATTACTGATGGAGTATCGAGCAGCAGGACGTTAACTATCAACGGTGTAACATACGACTTGACTGCTAATAGAACGTGGAATGTGGGAACCGTAACTAGTATTGGTACTAGCGGTCCATTGACAGGCGGCACTATTACAGGCTCAGGAACGATAGGTATTACGCAGGCAGGGGCAAGCTCAGATGGATATCTGTCTAGCACCGACTGGAACACGTTTAATAACAAGCAGAATGCATTAACTAATCCTGTAACAGGTACTGGTACGATATTTACTTTACCCATGTGGAGTGGTGCTACATCATTAGTTGATAGCCCATTGTCCTATGGTCCTGATGCATTTAACTTTCAGTATAATAGTGCAACAGGTGGCACGGTAAACTTCACAAACATCGGACTGACTTCGTACACGTATAGCATACAGATGAACAACTTCGGTTCTCCGAGGTCAACTGTACATAGCTACACTGATGGACTTGTAGTTCAATCTATAGCTGGTACTCAGGTGTCTAGGATGTTTGCCAATGGTAATTTAATTCTAGGGACAAGTACTGTAGAGACTGGTCATAAGCTAACTATTAGTGGAGACTTGTTTGTAAATACAATTATTAATGCTGTCACAGATACAGATAGATTTATTGTAAGTGATGGAGGAATAATTAAGTACAGAACAGGTGCTCAGCTATTGAGTGATATTGGAGCACAGGGTTCTTTGACTTTAACTACAACAGGCACAAGTGGAGCGGCAACATTAATTGGCAATACATTAAATATCCCTCAGTACACTGACCAATTTGTAGGTACAGTTACGAGTGTAGGGCTTAGTATGCCTATTGCATTTACTGTATCTAATAGTCCTGTAACAAGCTCTGGCACATTAACTGTTGTTGGTGCAGGTACAGCATCTCAGTACGTTAGGGGTGATGGTACTCTTGGAGACTTCCCCGGTGGCGGAGGAGGCGGAGGTTCATCTGTGTCTTACTACTTAAATAGTTCTGTAAGTCAGGGGACAATTGGTGGAGTTGCTTATAGAGAGTTAAGTAAGGTGCCAATACTTGGAGCAGGCACAGATATTAGTATAAATGCTGATGGATACATTGCTTCATACATTACGGATGCAGGTGACCCTAACTTACTAGAAATCCCTGCTGGAAACTGGAACTTTGAAACTTACTTTAGTGCATCTTCAGGAGGAGGAACTCCAACATTCTATGTTGAGTTGTATAAGGTAAATGCAGGCGGCACGGCTACCTTGATTGCTTCTAATAGCGGTAATCCTGAATTTATTTCTTTGGGTACGAATATCAACCCATATTTCTCAGCTTTAGCTGTTCCTCAAACTACTTTAGCATCAACAGACAGACTAGCTGTTAGATATTATGTAACCCATGCGGGTAGGACAATTACGCTTCATACCGAAAATGGTCACCTATGTCAGATTATAACCACGTTTACTACTGGGTTAACTGCATTGAATGGGCTGACTGCACAGGTTCAATACTTTCAAGTAGGTACTTCAGGAACGGACTTTAACATTGCTAGCGCAACAGCAACGCATACCTTCAATCTACCTACAGCATCAGCTGTGAATAGAGGTGCTTTGAGCAGTTCTGATTGGGCTGTATTCAATGGTAAGCAGAACGCTATAACACTAACTACCACTGGAACAACTGGGTCCGCTACATTAATAGGAAGCACTTTAAATATTCCTAACTATAGTACTGACTTGAGTGGGTACGTTACTCTTGATACAACACAGACCATAACTGGACTGAAGACTATTCTTAGGGGTGGTGATGTGTTAAACTTTAAGATTGGCACAGATACCATTTACGGGCTGAAGGTAGCTTACAATCAAAATGAGCTGGTTCCAAGTGGTGAGGCTACATGGAGCTTTGTCAATACATTTAATAGGAATGGTAGTGGATTCTCTGTGACTCCATTGTCGTTCTTCAGAGGTGTGCTTGTTACAGGTGAGAGACTTTTAAGTGCATCTGTAAACACAAACCTTCTAGACTACTACGCAAATAATCCTACAGGCAGGTATCCTATCTACGCATACAACACAGGCGTGCAGCAGTTTGCTTCAAGCATTATTGTTGGAGAGACTAACGGTGTCGTAGACGCTATAACAGGATCTATTGCTGACCTACCAGCAGGTGTGGTTGCTAACTTCAAAGGACGTGTGATTGGTAGTGATGCTGTCAATAATAATGAGTTTGCTACGCTTGGTCAAGTAACATCTACAAGTAGAGCAGCGATTAGTTTAACAACAACAGGCACTAGTGGCCCTGCTACGTATAGCAGCGTTACAGGCGTTCTTAATATCCCTGAGTACCAAGGAGGCGTTACTAGCTTCAACACTAGAACAGGAGCGGTTACGTTGACCAGTAGTGATGTCACTACAGCGTTGGGCTACACTCCTGTAACAGATGCTAGAACATTAAGTATTAATGGCGTTACGTATGACCTAACAGCAAACCGTTCATGGACTGTAGGGGTCAACCCATCTGCTAGAGAGATACAGACATACATTGCTACAGCTTCACAGACTACGTTCACTGTAACAGGTGGGTACACTGTTGGGCTTGTAGACGTTTACATTAACGGTGTTCGATTGACATCGTCTGACTACACAGCTACTAACGGCACTACCGTGGTACTGACTGTAGGGACAATGGCAGGCAACATTGTTGACATCATTAAGTACACCTCTGGGATTGTGAACAGCATCTCAGGAAGCGGTACTACTAATGAGCTTGCATACTTCACAGCCTCCACAACTATATCAAGCTTAACCACTGCTACCTATCCATCCTTGACTGAGCTTAGCTACGTGAAAGGGGTTACCAGCTCTATCCAAACCCAGCTGAATGGGAAGCAAAACGCTTTAACTAACCCAGTAACGGGAACAGGGACAAGTGGCCAAGTTGCGTATTTTACAGGCACGTCTGCAATCAGCAGCGAGTCCAATCTATTTTGGGATGCGACAAACGACAGGTTTGGAATTGGAACAAATACTCCATCAACTCAATTAAATGTTGGACACGATTTTCACGGATTAGGATTATCTTATTTAGGTTCATCTTCATTGCCATTATTGGCTGGAATTTACACAAGTGATGGCACGGCTGGAGGACAAACAGGATATGGAAGTTTGCTTATAAAAGCTAGAACAGATTTTGGTGGATTTTATAGCATTAACTTTTTTACATCTAGTTCAAATAATAGTCCTCAAGAAAGAATGAGAATTTTTTCGGATGGAAATGTATTTATTGGCTCATCACCATCAAACGCTGGCTTTAAGCTAGACGTAAACGGAACTGGGCGGTTTAGTACCGCTTTGACAGTTGGCCCAACTGATTCAACTTGGAATCTTGCAACCTCTAATAAATTACAAATTCAAAATTCATTATTAATTGGGTACACGACAACAGGTACTTTTTTAACTATGAATTTAACATATAATTCAGCTTGGAAATATATTTCAAATGGATTAGGTTCTTTATATAGTCAAGACTCTGGAGACCATGTTTTTTTTACAAGTACAAGTAGTACTGCTGGAGCAAATGCTACATTAAATGAAAAATTAAGAATAACTAACGCTGGCAACGTAGGGATTGGGACGGCTAGTCCGAGCTATGGCTTAGATATTGCAAGCTCAGTTGCAGCTCAAGCGTTTTTAAGAATTACTAAAACATCAGGTGCTCAAGCATTTTTGCAATCATTTGATGATGCAGCATATTTTGGTACTATAAATAGTTTTCCATTAGTAATAAATACCAATGGCTCCGAAAGAATGCGCATCACCTCAGGAGGCAACGTTGGGATTGGTACAACAAATCCGTTAGACAATTTAGTTGTTTCAAATGCTGGTGCAAACGGTTTGCATTTTGATGCAACATTTAGTGGAGGGGCAAGTACAATTTATTCATATAATAGAAGTACAAATGCTTACACTAATTTAAGATTACAAGGTTTAGGTTTAACATTCCTTTCTGGAGCTTCTACATCAATGACAATTACCACAGGCGGCAACGTTGGGATTGGGACTGCAAACGCAACTGGTCAATCGTCAGACAATAGAGTGATTCAAATTTATGGAGCAGGTTCAGCAAGAAGAGCACAAATTCACTTTGTCAATGCAGATACTGGAGAAGGAACATCAGACGGAACTTTTATAGGAATTGATTTTTCAAAAGATTTATATATAAACAATAGTGAAGGAGCAACTATTTTTGAAAATAACGGCTCAGAAAGTATGCGCATTACTTCAGGTAGAAACGTGCTGATTGGAACGACAACGGATACAGGCGCAAAGTTAAATGTTATGGGGTCGTACATGAATTACCCTGTAAGTATTGAAGCAATGGCAGGAGGAGGTCAATTAGCTTTAACTAGAGGCGGTGCAGTAGCTGAATTCTATATGGGTGGAAGTACAGGAGGAGGTACTCAACTATATGTAAGGTCAGGAGGAAGTGGAGGAGTTAGATTAGATGCAGGTTCTACAGGATGGGTTTCAGCTTCAGATATTAGATTAAAGGATATTAAAAATCCTATAGAAAATGCAGTTGAAAGTTTGTCAACACTTCAAACAGTCTACTATTCTTGGAAGGATTCAGACAATAAAAGTCTACATATTGGATTAATTGCTCAAGAAGTTGAGAAAGTTTTTCCTGAGTTAGTTTCAGAATCTTCTATAGATGGAATGAAAGGAGTAAATTATACTGAATTAATACCTGTTATAATAAAAGCAATACAAGAACTAAACAAAAAAATAAACGTATGAAAACAATCGAACCTGTCTCAATCTGGGACAACGGACAAACAGTAGAGGCAACTATCTTAAACGCTTACGCTGTAAATGTTACACTGGGAACAAGTGCGACATTCTATTATCAACTACTTTCTCAAACAGCAGAGGGTAATGTAGGTCAACAAGTGGCACAAGGAAACTTGAGCATGACTGGTGAAGCATACGCTCAATGGGAAGTGGACTCCTACGCATGGGACTGGGTAGCAGCACAGCTGAACCTAACCATCACTGGTGACTATGTACCACCTGTACCACCTGAGCCTACTCCTATAACCGAAGAATAATCATGGCAAAGATAAGCTCATACTCTACAGATACTACGGTATCCTACACCGATAAATTAATCGGTACTGATGCTCAGGACAGCAACATAACTAAGAACTATACTATTGGAAGCATCCTATCAATGCCGCTTCCTACAGTGCCTGTATACGCTAACAACACAGCTGCAAAGGCAGGTGGATTGGTAGCAGGAAACATATACAGGATCACAGGAACTGATACTGCTGGAGTAGTCTGGTAGTAAGTTGAATTAAATTTAATCTAATGGACATAAGAAAGATATCGGTAGGCCCAGATTACAAGGGCAGCTCAATGCATTACATTGTGGGGCAGAAGGTCCTTGGTGACAGCCATGAGATTCATCTCATCAAGTTTGTCATAGACACAGGATCAATTAGGATCTATATTATAAACGATAAGCAGGAGGTAGTAATGTGGAAGGAATTCAACTATACGATGCCTATTGCAATTGAATACAATATAAACTACTAATGCAGTCCCCATTTGATTTTATCGTAACACCTGTGAAGGGTGAGCGGTACAACAACACCAAGGATATTGGTGGCATTGAGTTCATTGTCAACACATCAGAGGAAGACCACAGGTTCTCCAACAGATATGGTGAGGTGATTGAGGTGCCCTACGGATACGATGGTCCTATTCAGGTAGGCGATATACTACTAGTACACCACAATGCCTTTAAGTTCTACAACGACATTAGGGGTAGACGTAAGAGCGGTCGTGCATTTTTTAGAGACGATAAGTTCTTCATTGAGCCTGATCAGTTCTACCTATACCGCAGGGGCGATACATGGAACACCTATGACAGGTACTGCTTTGTTAAACCTATACCAGCAATTGATTCGTATATTAAGAAGCCATTCACTCACGAGCCACTCATGGGGGAGATGGTGTATCCGAATGACTATCTCATATCGCAAGGGGTAATGGCAGGTGACAAGGTCTGCTTCAAGCCTGACAGTGAGTATGAGTTTGATGTGGATGGAGAGAAGCTGTACAGGATGTATGACCACCAGATAACCATCAAGCTATGAGAGAGATAAAGCTAAAGATAATTGAGGCAGGACACCAGGCTGTAGAGCAGCTTATCATGGTGGCCAAGGAGGCAATCATCAAGCACGATGATGAGGATGAGTTGTCTGCCGATAGATTAAAGAATGCCGCAGCTACAAAGAAGTTAGCCATCTTTGATGCGTTTGAGATTCTCAATAGGATAGAGGCTGAGCGTGAAGCTCTTGAGATGTTGGATAAGGGAGTTAACAGAACAGAAACCAAACAAGGATTTGCAGAGCGAAGGTCTATATCGAATCGTTAAGGACTACGTTCCTCAGAATGCTCTTAGTAAGAAGAACAGCGGAAGGACATGGCTGTACGGTTACAATGAGCAGTACGACATGGTCGTTATATCTAGGACCGGAGAGATAGGTGATATCATAAATATCTCAGGGCTATATATTGCCTTGCCTAAGGCACCTAAAGAATGCTTCTCAAGGAGCAAGAGCGTTAGGGATCAGTACTGGGAGAGACAAGACTTACCTAAGGAGCTATCAAAGATACAGTCAATATTCCATTGGAATGAGATGCCTGCTGAGTTTAAGGACAGCTGGGTAGACTACATTGAGGAGGAGTTCAATAGGCGTGAGGATGGCATGTGGTTCATGAATGATGGTGAGCCTACGTACATCACAGGATCTCACTACATGTACTTGCAGTGGTCCAGCATTGACGTAGGATACGCAGACTACCGTGAGGCTAACCGTATATTCTTTATCTTCTGGGAGGCATGCAAGGCAGACATGAGAGCATTTGGTATGATCTACTTAAAGATTAGACGTTCAGGGTTCTCGTTCATGTCATCATCAGAGTGCGTTAACATAGCCACTCTTGCTCGTGACTCTCGTGTTGGTATACTATCTAAGACAGGTGCTGATGCTAAGAAGATGTTCACTGACAAGGTGGTGCCTATAAATAGCAGGCTGCCATTCTTCTTCAGACCTATCATGGATGGTATGGACAAGCCAAAGACTGAGCTTGCCTACCGTGTGCCAGCATCTAAGATCACTAAGAAGAACATGGCCACTGTTGGAGACAATGATGTACTTGGTCTTGATACCACCATTGACTGGAAGAACACTGAGGAGAACTCTTACGATGGTGAGAAGCTACTATTCTTGGCACATGATGAGAGTGCTAAGTGGACTAAGCCAAACAATATCCTCAACAACTGGAGGGTAACCAAGACCTGTCTCAGGGTGGGTAGTAAGATTATTGGTAAGTGCATGATGGGATCTACATCGAATGCATTGAGCAAGGGTGGAGACAACTACAAGAAGCTATACGAGGATTCAAATGTATTAAACAGGAATGCGAATGGACAGACTAAGAGTGGACTATACTCTCTATTTATACCAATGGAGTGGAACATGGAGGGATTCATTGATAGGTATGGTATGCCTATACTTAGAAAGCCTGCTGCTCCTATCCTGGGTGTTGACAACCAGATGATACGTAACGGTGCTATAGACTACTGGGAGGCTGAGGTGGACTCATTGAAGAATGATGCCGATGCACTCAACGAGTTCTATAGACAGTTCCCTCGCACGGAGAGCCATGCATTCAGGGACGAGAGCAAGTCATCCATATTTAACTTAACCAAGATTTATCAGCAGATAGACTACAATGACTCCATGATTGAGGGTCAGTTAGTTACACGTGGTGGGTTTCATTGGAAGGATGGGGAGAAGGACACTAAGGTTATATGGACACCTGACCAGCGTGGTAGGTTCTTAATTAGCTGGGTACCTCCTACTAATATGCAGAACAATGTAATGACTAGGAACGGAATGAAGTACCCTGGCAATGAACACCTTGGCTCATTTGGCTGTGACCCATACGATATCTCTGCCGTAGTAGGTGGGAGAGGGTCTAATGGATCGTTGCATGGTATGACTAAGTACCACATGGACGATGCTCCTGCCAACCAGTTCTTCTTAGAGTACATTGCTAGACCACAGACTGCTGAGATATTCTTCGAGGATGTGTTGATGGCATGTATCTTCTATGGTATGCCAGTGCTTGCGGAGAACAACAAGGCACGTATACTGTACCACTTTAAGAACAGGGGCTACAGAGCGTTCTCATTGAACAGGCCCGACAGGGTACTAAATAAGCTCAGCAAGACAGAGCGTGAGCTTGGGGGTATACCTAACTCATCTGAGGAAGTTAAGCAGGCCCACGCCTCTGCAATTGAGTCGTACATCGAGAAGTTCGTTGGGTTCGATATGACATCTACTTATAGACCTGCTGATGAGATAGGCACCATGCCATTCATTAGAACGCTTGAGGACTGGGCTAAGTTTGATATTAATGATCGAACAAAGCACGATGCATCAATCAGTTCTGGATTAGCTATAATGGCAAATCAAAAACATGTATATTTACCAGATAAAAAAGAGTCGAAAATTAGTGTTAATTTCGCGAAGTACGCTAACACTGGAAATCAAAGTCAAATTATTAGATGAAAGATGTCGTAGTCAATATATCTTCAACAGCATTTCCAAGCCAGTTTGTTTCTGATGCTGAGAAAGCTACGCCTGAATTTGGTCTTCAGGTTGGTCAAGCCATACAGTACGAATGGTTCCGAAAAGATGGAAGTCAATGTAGATATTATAATCAGTGGGCTGAGTTTCATCGCTTGCGTTTATACGCACGTGGTGAGCAGTCCATTCAGAAATATAAGAATGAGTTAGCGATTGATGGTGACTTGTCTTACTTGAATCTAGACTGGACTCCTGTACCTATCCTACCAAAGTTTGTTGACATTGTCGTTAACGGCATGAATGACAGACTCTTTAAGGTTAAGGCATACGCACAGGATGCGATGTCTCAGGCCAAGCGTAGTAAGTATCAGGACATGATTGAGAGCCAGATGCTTGCCAAGGATCTTCTTTCTAAGATACAGCAGGAGACTGGCGTTGACCCATTTGTTACGAATCCAGAGGAGCTACCTCAGACTGATGAGGAGCTATCACTATACATGCAGCTTAAGTATAAGCCTGCCATTGAGATAGCTGAAGAGGAGGCTATCAATACAATTTTTGATGAGAACCACTACCAGGATACACGCAAGCGTATTGATTATGACCTTGCAGTAATTGGTGTAGGCATGGCTAAGCATCAGTTCCTACTAGGTTCTGGTGTTGAGGTGTCCTATGTTGACCCTGCGAATGTTGTGTACAGCTACACTGAGGACCCATTCTTTCAGGACTGCTTCTATTGGGGAGAGATAAAGACTCTTCCTATGACAGAGCTACTAAAGATTGACCCTACGCTTACACGTGAGCAGATGGATGAGATATCTAAATACTCTCAGAGCTGGTACGACTATTATAATGTTGCTAGGTTCTACGAGAATAGCTTGTTCTATAGAGACACCTGTACCCTACTTTACTTCAACTACAAGACCACCAAGAAGATGGTCTACAAGAAGAAGATTCTTGAGGGTGGTGGGACACGTATTATAGAGAAGGACGATAAGTTCAATCCTCCTGTAGAGATGATGGAGGATGGGAAATTTGAGAAGCTTGAGAAGACAATTGACGTTTGGTATGATGGTGTGATGGTGATGGGCACTAACTTCTTATTGAAGTGGGAGATGTCCGAGAACATGGTTAGACCAAAGTCTTCCTCTCAGCATGCTATACCAAACTATGTAGCGGTAGCACCACGCATGTACAAGGGTGCCATTGAGTCGTTGGTGAGAAGGATGATACCTTTCGCTGACTTGATTCAGTTGACTCACCTGAAGCTACAGCAGGTCATTGCACGTACTGTGCCAGATGGTGTGTTCATTGATGCAGATGGATTGAATGAGGTTGACTTGGGAACAGGTGCTGCTTACAACCCGGAGGATGCATTGAGACTATACTTCCAGACAGGTAGTGTTATTGGCCGAAGCTACACTCAGGATGGTGAGTTCAACAATGCACGAGTTCCTATTACGCAGCTTACGTCTAACTCAGGTGCTGCTAAGACTCAGATGTTGATTGCTAACTACAATCACTATCTAGACATGATTCGTTCTGTGACTGGTCTCAATGAGGCTAGAGATGGATCTAACCCTGACCCTAATGCATTGGTTGGTGTACAAAAGCTTGCAGCTCTTAACTCAAACACAGCCACTAGACACATTCTTGAGAGTGGTCTATTTATCTATAGGTCTCTTGCTGAGGCACTTACGTATCGTGTTGCTGATATACTTCAGTACGCTGACTTTAAGGATGACTTTGCAAATAAGATTGGCAAGTACAATGTGTCCATCTTGAATGACATCAAGGACCTGTACATCTATGACTTTGGTATCTTTATTGAGATATCCCCAGATGAGGAGCAGAGAGCACAGCTAGAGGCCAACGTACAGATGGCGTTATCTAAGGGTGACATCAATCTTGAGGATGCTATTGACATCAGAGAACTAAAGAATCTTAAGCTTGCTAACCAGCTACTTAAGATGAAGAGAGTTAAGAAGCAGGAGAGAGAAGAGAAGATGATGATGCAGAAGCAGGATATGATGGCTCAGCAGCAGATGCAGTCTCAAGAGTTTGCTGCTCAGGTAGCTATGCAACAGCTCCAGTTGGATACTCAATCTAAGATGCAGATTAAGCAGGCAGAGGTGGCGTTCGATATTGAGAAGCTAAAGGCAGAGGCAGAGCTTAAGAGAATGTTGATGGCTGAAGAATTTAATTATCAGATGCAGATTGCTGGTGTCAAGGAGACCGCACTTGCTGATAGAGATATGATGAAGGAGGACTCTAAGGCTAAGCGAATCAGTCAGCAGAATTCTGAGCAGTCTAAGTTGATTAATCAGAGGAAGAATAACTTACCTCCATTAAGCTTTGAGTCTAACGAGGACACACTTGATGGATTTGATATGGCGCAGTTTGAGCCACGTTAAAAAAAAAATATATATTTGTAACATAAAATCTAATTAAATGGAAATCAAAGTAAGATCACTAGATGGGATTGAGCCCAAGAGTGTACAAGAAGTAGAAAGAGAACTACTTGAAAAGCATGAAAGGGAGATTAACGGTGAAGTTGAGTTGGATACTTCTAGTATTGACAATGCAGTTGAAGACAGTGCTCCTCAAGAGGAGGAGTTATCTGAAGAAAAAGTTCTTTCATATATTGGAAAAAGATACAATAAGCAAATCAATTCATTTGATGAGTTGATGGATCAGAGACAGAGCAATGAAGAATTGCCTGAGGATGTTGCAGCTTATTTGAATTACAAGAAGGAGACTGGTAGAGGCTTTGATGATTTCCTAAAGCTTAGGAAGGATTACGATGCTATGGACCAGAATCAACTTCTTAAAGAGTACCTTGCAGATACACAGCAGAATCTAGACGATGAGGACATTGAAGTCTTGATGGAGGATTACACCTACGATGAGGACCTAGATGATGAGTCAAAGATTAAGCATGTAAAGATTGCAAGAAAGAAAGCTATTGCCGAGGCTAAGAAACACTTCAATTCTCAGAAAGATAAATATAAGCTTCCGCTTGAGTCAAGTGGTATGGGCTTATCTCCAGAAGAGAAAGAAGAATTTGAGGCTTATCGTCAGTATACAAAACAGTCAAAGACTATAGAGGAGGAAGGTAATCGTAAGCGTAAGTGGTTCGACCAAAAGACAGATGAGGTTTTTAGTAAAGACTTCAAAGGATTTGAGTTCGACATTAACGAGAAGAAGATTTTATTTACTCCGGCATCTGCTTCAGAATTAAGGAGTGCTCAGTCAAGTCCATTAAACTTTGTTAATAAGTTCTTGGATGACAGTGGACTAATTAAGGATGCAGCTGGATACCACAGGTCTTTGTCTATCGCAATGAATCCTGAGAAGTTTGCCAAGTTCTTTTATGAGCAAGGGCAAGCGGATGCTACCGATGACGTTTTACGTAAGACCAAAAATATAAATATGTCTGAGCGTAGAGCTCCTGAGGTTGTTAACAAGGGTGGAATGCAGGTGAAGGCGGTTGCGCCAGACTCTGGAAGGGGTCTAAAAATTCGCAGTATTAAAAAAATGTAACAACTAAAAAAACAAAACAATGGCAGTATTAAACACTCCTGGGTTCCAGTTGCAGCCAAGTGCTGAGCAGGTCCCTTTATCAACTAACTACATTACCAACTTTGATTTCTTGAACCAGTATCTACCTGATACTTATGAGAAAGAATTCGAGCGTTATGGTAACCGTACCGTAGCTTCCTTCCTAAGAATGGTAGGAGCTGAAATGCCGTCCAACTCTGACATGATCAAGTGGGCTGAGCAAGGCCGTTTGCATACTAAGTATGTGAACTGTGATTCTTCTGCTGCTGCTGGAGCAGACTCTGCAACTATCACTGTTGCTGATGCTAACGTAACCGCTATTGCAATCCGTGCTGGACAGACTGTATTTATCTCTGATAACGCTACAGGTCTTTCTAACAAGGGTATCGTTACTACTGTTGATACAGCAAATGATACTTTCGGAGTTGCTTACTACGAAGGTGCTGGACAAACTTTCTCTGGAACTGCTGTTCTTTCAGTATGGATTTATGGTTCTGAATTTAAGAAAGGAACTGTTGGAATGATCGGATCTTTGGAGGCTGAAGATGAAATCTTCGACAACTCTCCAATCATCATCAAGGACAAGTATGCAGTATCTGGTTCTGACATGGCTCAGATTGGATGGGTAGAAGTAACTACTGAGAATGGTGCTACTGGATACCTTTGGTATTTGAAGTCTGAGCACGAGACTCGTCTACGTTTCGAAGACTATCTTGAGACCGCAATGATTGAAGCAGTTCCTGCTGAGTCTGGATCTGGTGTAGCTAACGCTTCTTTGAACCCATTGTATGGTAACAAAGGTTCTGAAGGTATCTTCTACGTGGTTAACAACCGTGGTAACGTATGGGGTGGTGGTAACCCAACTACTCTATCTGACTTTGATAGCATCATCTCTCGTCTTGATAAGCAGGGATCTATCGAAGAGAACGTAATCTTCGTTAACAGAGCATTCAGCTTTGACATCGATGATATGTTGGCAGCTCAGAACAGCTACGGTGCTGGTGGTACTTCTTACGGTCTATTTGACAACGATGAGAAGATGGCCTTGAATCTTGGATTCACTGGATTCCGTAGAGGTTATGACTTCTACAAGTCTGACTGGAAGTACTTGAACGATCCTACCATGCGTGGTGGTTTGCCTACTGGTGCATCTGCAACTGGTACTGTAACTGGTCTATTGGTGCCTGCTGGTTCTACAACTGTGTACGATCAGATTATGGGTAAGAACGCTAAGAGACCATTCTTGCACGTTCGTTACAGAGCTTCTGAGACTGAAGATCGTAGATACAAGACTTGGATTACTGGTTCTGCCGGTGGTGCACAGACTAGCGATCTCGATGCAATGGAGGTTAACTTCTTGTCTGAGCGTTGTGTATGTACCTTGGGTGCTAACAACTTCGTGTTGTTCAGATACGGAGCCTAATTTAAAATAACAGGAGGGGCCGATTGGCCCTTCCTTTTAACTTTAAACAAACAAGACCATGATTAAGAAAAAAATAGGAGATCCAATCCTAAAGAAAAAAGGAGGAGACCCAGTAAAAAAAGAAACAGGTCCAGTTAAAGAAGGGTACACAATGCCTGAGTTTACAAAAACTGCTTCTAGAATTGTTGACAAGCCTTCAAAGCCTGCAAGAGTAAAAGACTACACTAGAAAGGTTTCAAGAGTTAATAAGGCTGCATTGAAAAGATCTGGTGCGGCAGCTGGAAAGTCTACCAATATTTTTGGTATGAGAAAAGGACGTTAAACAAATAAGACAATGGCTATTAAGAAAAAAGTAGGAGACCCTGTCCCCAAGAAGGGCCCAGGTCCAAGAACATTGCCTCAGGTTACAGTAAAGGCCTCTAGAATTTATGACGAACCAGCAAAGAAGCCTGCTAGTAAAAGAGCATTAATGGATGTTAATCTTACCAAAGGATATAAGATGTCTATTGATACTACAAATATGAACAAGCCAGATAAAGACACCTACAACTATATCATTAAGGATGCAAGTGGTAAGGTTACATCAAAGGGGAACATAGCTACTAGTGAGAGTAAGTTTGGAGCTAATCAATTAGTTAAAAAGCTTAAAGCAGGGAAGTAATAATTAACTGAGGGGGTCGCTGTGGCTCCCTCTATTTTAAATCTTTAAATCTAATCAAATGAAAAAGCAATCAATAAGTTCTGACAAAGTTTATAAACTCAAGGGAGAGTCTGCTCCTTTATCTTTTACTCTACCTTCAAGAAATACTAGAAGGTATCCACTCCTTTACTTTGATGAGGAGAATAATGTCAACAGACCACTAAGGTACGCCATCAATCAGAAGTCTCCGTTTGAGGATGAGCAAGATGGCAACGCAATTGTAGAGCCAATCATCTTTGAGAATGGCTTCCTATCAGTTCCAAGAACTAACCCTGTACTACAACAGTTTCTTCACTACCATCCACTTAATGGCTTATCATTTGTTCAGGTTGATTATGAGAAGGATGCAGCTAAGGAAGTAGAGCAGCTTACATCTGAAGTAGATGCATTGATTGAAGCACGTCAACTTAGTGTTGATCAGATGGAGACAATTGCTAGAGTATTGTTCGGTAAAGATCCAAACAAGTTCACAACATCTGAGCTTAAGCGTGATATCTTAATTTATGCAAAGAGAGATCCAAAGGGATTCTTGAATATCCTACGTGATCCAATGCTAAAACTTCAGGCAAATATCCATGTGTTCTTTGAGAACAAGTTACTGGCATTCAGAAATAATAACAAGGAAGTGTGGTTTAATACACCTTCTGTAAAGAAAAAGATGCTTACTGTATCTTATGGTGATGACCCATACTTTGCCGTGGCTCAGTTCCTAAAGACAGATGATGGCATCGATGCTTTGAAAATGTTAGAAAATAATTTAGATTTGTAGGCATAGTTTTTTTTGGGCTTAAGTTTAAAAATGGGGGTGTAATAACACCCTCTTTTTTTTTGTTTATATTTGTAAAAAGACTAGAATGATCAACTCAGTTCGAAATACCGTATTGGCAATTCTGAACAAGAATAATTACGGCTACATCTCCCCATCTGACTTCAACCTGTTTGCCAAGCAGGCTCAGCTAGAAATATTTGAGGAGTACTTCTCTGAGTACAACGATACTATTAACAAAGAGAATGCTCGTGTTTCAGGTACTGACTATGCAAATGTTAGAAAGGCTTTAGAGGAAGCAATAGAACTATTTTCAGTTACATCTACGCTTACCCAGTTTGCTGCGGCTTCAAATAGATATTATCTGCCATCAGTAACAACGACTGGCTTTGATTACTTTATGATCAATAAGATTCTTGTGTATGATGCATCTAGTAATCCTAGAGTATTTAAGGGTCAGGCAGAGAAGGTAACTCATGGTAAGATTACTCTGTTGGTTAATTCTAACTTGACTGCTCCTACTGAAACATTCCCTGCTTATACTCAAGAAGGTAGCATACTTACTGTATACCCATCAACTATTAATCTAGCTAACGAGGTGGATGCCAGTTACTTCAGATATCCAAAGGACCCTAAGTGGACATTCACTACACTAACTAATGGTGAGCCTGTGTTCAATCAGTCCCCTGGTTTAGGATACCAAGACTTTGAGATACCTATAGAGGATGAAATAAAAGTAGTAGCAAAAATTCTTCAGTACGCTGGCATGTCTATACGTGAGATTGAGGCCGTTCAATTTGGTGGAGCAGAAGAACAAAAACAATCACAATAATCATGGCATACATCACTCAAGAAAAGTACTACGAAAATAACGGGGTAGCTCCTGTAGATGCAAATTGGGGATCGTACCAGTATGTTAGCTTAGAGGACATTGTCAATAACTTCTTGTTGATGTACTCTGGAAACCACTCATTGATAAATAATGAGGAGCGGTATAAGATTTTGTTTCATGCCAAGAGAGCGATACAGGAGTTGAACTACGATGCATTCAAGCAGGTAAAGGTTCTTGAACTAACTGTAAATGATACACTTAAGTATATCCTACCATCTGACTATGTCAACTGGGTTAGGGTAAACCTATATAAGGATGGGTATCTAAGACCATTAACTGAGAACATTCAAGTTCTTTCTTCATTGGCTTACCTTCAGGATAACACTGGAAGAATATTGTTTGACCAACAAGGAAATGCATTGTCACCTGAGTTTTCTGAGATTGATTTACAGAGATTAGAGGGAATCAAGAGAAGTATATACTTGAATCCTCAGAGCCCATACGATGGTCAAGAAGGATGGAACATGGATGGCAACTGGTACTTTGACTATGGGATTGGAGCGAGATATGGATTGAATACTGAGACTGCTAACTTCAACCCTACATTTAATATTGATGCCAAGAGTGGTGTGATTAACTTCAACTCAGACATGTATGGCGAATCAGTGATATTAGAGTACATATCTGATGGGCTTGAGAATGGGAATGATGCGAGTGTTAGTGTAAATAAATTGTTTGAAAAATTTATTTATGCGTACATTACGTATGAAATATTAAACTCTAAGCTTGGTGTACAGGAGTACATTGTGAACCGTGCAAGAAAAGAGAAGACTGCTCTTCTAAGAAATTCTAAAATAAGATTGAGTAACATTCACCCAGGTAGACTATTGATGAATCTACGTGGCATGGACAAGTGGTTGAAATAATATGACTAACATCACAAGAAACTTCATAGCTGGGAGAATGAATAAGGTCGTTGATGAACGACTCATTCCTGATGGAGAGTATATCGATGCGCTTAATGTTCGCATGGGGTCTACTGAAAACTCTGAGATTGGTGTCATTGAAAATACTAAAGGCAACAGCAAGTTAACTACAGTTAAGTATGTTAATGGAACAGCACTAAGTTCTTCTGCTAGATGCATAGGCACTATAGCGGACAACACCAACGAGACTATCTATTGGTTTATCCATGACTCCAACTTCCCAGTAGGTGCTACAGGTAAGCTTGATATGATTGTGTCATTCAACGTGTACAACAACATATTGACCTACCACTTGATTAGTATCAACGATGGGAGTGGTAGCAAGACTACGCTAAACTTTAACCCTGAGTATCTAATTACAGGGGTAAGTATTATTGACAACTTAATATTCTTCACTGATGACTATAACCCACCGAGGGTAATAAACATACTGAAGAACTATGCTGATCCTATTGGTAACATAGACCAGTTTAGTGCTGAGTCTATTCTTGTTATTAAGAAGCCACCGGTGCAGTCACCTAGTGTTACATTAATAAACACGGGTGATCAGAATAACTTCCTAGAGAGCAGGTACATATGCTTTGCGTATCGATACGAGTATGAGGATGGGGAGTACAGTGCCACATCTCAGTGGTCTGCTCCTGCGTTTCAACCCAAGCAGTTTAGCTTTAGCATTAATAGCTACCTCAATGATGGTATGCAGAATCAGTTTAATGGTGCTAGAGTAACTTACAATACAGGTGGGCCACTAGTAGTTGGCATTGACTTATTGTTTAAGGATACCAATAGCAATGTGATTAAGGTCATTGAGAAGCTTAACAAGGCTGACCTTGGATTCACTAATAATGAAGACCGTACATACACATTTACAAATAGTAAGATATTTACCGTTCTACCTGAAAGTGAGCTGCTTAGATTGTACGACAACGTACCATTGCTGGCTAAGGCTCAGACCATCATGGGCAACAGACTCATGTATGGCAACTATGTTGAGGGGTATGACATGGTGGATGCTAATAGTAATCCTGTAAAGCTTGAGTACTCTACGCAGTTAATATCTGATGAGCTTGACAACTCTGAGATAACAAATTCTTTTACCTCAGGAACCTATAATTTTGGCGGTGCTCAGACGATTCCAGGCTCAGTGGTGTTACTAGACCTTATGCCATTTGAACTCGTTGAGGGAGCCTCTATTACGCTTGATATAACCTTTGATCATGAGGGGTTCTCAGGTGATACTCCATTCCCTACAGAGACTAATGATAGTGTATCTCTTAACTTCTCATTTGTACTACCTAAGGATTACTCATCAGTATATGAGCTGGCAAGTAGTGATGAGTTTCAAGATGCTATAGGAACTATTTCTAATGTCACTACTGTAGCAAACTCTTGTAATGGGACAACATTTACCGACCAGTTTAACTGCTCACTGCTACAGAACTTAGTAGGTACTCCTACTCTTTCAAAATACCAGAGTGGTATTGGATCTGCTGGTCAGGGTCTAGGTGTCATCACATCACCAGGTAGCCCATACATAGGCATACAATTGCTTACAATGAGGTATGTCAACAATACGACTACCCCAACAATAAACGTGTACGAGTACTATGAGTTCACTAATGTTAATGCGTTCTATCAGAAGATAAACTCTTCAAGAAGCTTGCATAGCAATAGAGGATATGAGATTGGCATCGTGTACATGGATGAATTTAACAGGTCAACAACTGCTTTAGTTAGTCCAAACAATACTGTTCACATACCATGCTCAGCATCTGATACAAAGAACTCAATACAGGTTACTATACCTTCAACTCAGAAGCCACCATATTGGGCAACACGATATAAGTTTGTGATTAAGCCTGATGAGGAGAACTATGACACAATATATAGCACAATATTCTTCAATGATCCGCTGACTAATAACGTGTTCTTCTTGCTTGAGGGCGAGAATGCTAGGAAGGTACAGCAGGGAGATAGACTAATTGTAAAGGCTGATACTAATGGGCCTACACAGAATTGTGTGTACACTACTGTGCTTGAGAAAGAGTCTCAGGTAGAAGGATTCATTGAGATACCAAGTGATTTAGATCCAAACGTAAATATTCCTGTACCTGCTGGTGTATACATAAAGATTAATCCAAATAACTTCGCTGTAGTTAAAGGCCAGGATGACATTATAGCACCAGGTACTATTCAGGTAGATGAGAATAATGGAGGGGACTACCCAAGATTAAGTTATCCAATGAACTCTAAGAGGGTGGCTGGATATGATCCTGCTCATCCTGCATGGGTATATGAGGACTATACTGTACCTGCTGGTAGTAGGATAAAGATAAACCTTAAGTTCCAAAGACTTGGTGTAGGTAAGGGCAATGGTGATTGTGAGAAGAGAATATATACTCTAGAGAAGACCATGATTGCATCTGCTGACTATAACAACATGGTGGAGTGGTTTAATGGGGACAATGTTCAAGTAGTTCTAGATCAGGGTATGCAAGATGTAGGAGGAGATGGATGTGAAATCCAGAATGACTACATATCTACAGTATATAATTATACTACAGGGTCAGCAACAGCTGCTATTTCTGATCCTGAAACATGTACTAACAAGTATCGATTTGCTAGAAACACAGTCACTAATGAGTTGTCACTTGTTATGTCTGGTACCGTTCGTTGTACTGGTACACTTTATAGAAATTCTAGAAGGTCTACTATTATTGCTACATTCGAGGTGTTCCGTGCTGACTCAACTATTATATTTGAGACTGAGCCATCTGATGCATCACCTGATATATTCTTCGAGAATGACTTATCTCTTCCAATTGTAAATGGATACCACATCGGTAACGTACAGAATCAGACAATATCAGCATCAGCAATTATTGACACGCTGTTCTTTAACTGCTTCTGCTTTGGCAACGGAGCGGAGAGCTATAAGATTCTTGACTCAATTATTGGTAGGACACTTACATTAGGCAACAGAGTAACTGCTGTATCTGCTCAGGACTATAGAAGGGTTAGGAGATTTGCAGACATGACCTATAGTGGTGTGTATAACTTTGAGAGTAATGTTAATAAACTCAATGAGTTTAACCTTGGTCTACTTAACTACAAGTACCTTGAGGTATCATTTGGACCTATCTATGTTTTAGATGGTCGTGAGACAGATGTGCTTGTACTACAGGAGGATAAGATATCCTATGTGCTTGCTAGTAAGAATTTGATTTCTGACTCAGCAGGTGGTGGTGCTATCTCATCAGTGCCTGAAATACTTGGTACTCAGATAGCTAGACAAGAGGAGTTTGGCATTAGCTTTCACCCTGAGAGTTATGTACAGTGGGGATATGATAGATTCTTTACAGATGTAAAGCGTGGTGCAGTAATTCAATTAAGAGGCAATGACCTTGCTGTAATCTCCGAGATGGGGATGAGGACTTGGTTCAGAGATGAGTTCATTCAGTCATTCAATACTCAGAAGCTGGGTGGATATGATCCGTATCTAAATGAATACGTTTTGACTACTAACTCTGAGGAGTTACCTAGGCCAGTGGAATGCTTATCATGTGGTGTTGCTCAGACATTTACTATACCTACAGGGAACACACAAAATTATTGTGTTGACTTAGGTCAGGCTGTTGGACTTACAACATTGACTTATACTGTACCTGCTGGTTCTACTGCATCGTTTACTATATCAGTAACTTACAATGGCGTTACTCAGACATCTGGACCTGTAACTACATCAGGATCATTGCAGTTTAATAAGAACTCTAACTCTGTTAACGTAAGTACGGTTACGATAATTGCATCGAATCCTTTAGAGATAACAGTAAGACATAGCTGTCCTGTTCAACAGGCTCTAACTATTGTTAATGTAACTCTTACTAGCGTGGTTGATGCAGGTAAGTTTATCCACAATCAGTATAGATATACTGCTGGATCTTTTGTATCGCCATTGCAATCTACTCTTGTTACATTTGCTACAGGAAGCGCAAGTCCTATAGTATCTCAATACAATACAATTGTAGGGGCTGAAGGAACATCAGGTATACCAACAGGAGGATCAACCTTACAGATTATATCTAATAAGATTGACTTTGATACATTTGATTTTGTGTTAGGTCAGGATAAGTTTAGATATCTTCGTAGCAATACGCTATACGCAAACAATCCTGCTAACATTGCATCATTGATTGCTGCATCTACGGTGGTTAGTCCAATAACTGGCAGTGCTGGATTCTTCTCAGGATCATTCACTGTACCTAGCAGTGGAAATTATCTTTATTTAATTTGGGATTACAGAAACTCAGCACCTGTAACTCTTTGCTACTCTAATACAACTACTCTAGACGCATGCTGTGGCTGCGCATAAACAAGTTAATATGGCAACATCAGGAACATTTTATTTAGATGCCCCATCACTTAGCACTGCTTCGGTGGTATACTCAAATGCTGCGTTGACTACAGTGGCTGCAAATGGTTTCTATTCCGATGGGTCTATTGTTAGAGAGCAGTTATCTGGAGTACTATTACCTCAGCAGACTTGCCCTGCCTGTGCTGTTCCATGTGGAAGTACAATAAATGCCAATGGTACACAGGGTGTGTATTATTTAAATACAAATCTTGGTAGCCCTACTGGAGCGGTAATTGTTAGGTTTAATCCTACAGCTGTGCCAGAGGGAATTAAAGCTGTTTATAATAGTACTGTTTATAATGGATTATCATCTCCAACATTTGGATGGAGACAAGGTACAGCAGGGTTAACTACTTATCTTGGGTCATCATCTGATGCTTGTAGCAGTGGTATAGTTTCAGGGTCTCCTTATACACTTAATGAATTCCAATATAATGGGACAACATTTGCTCCATTAGGTACTACAGAACCTGTGACTATAGCCGCAGGTCAGCTACAACTTACTGCTTCTGCTCCGGGAAATTGCGTTATGGTTATACCTAAGACAGCGGCAACTCCATCTATTCTAAACCTTACATTTGTTGGGCCATGTACTGGTGCTGTATTTAGCGTTTCAGTTTCATGCCCAGCTGCGCTACCATCGTTTGATTCAAGCACAGTGAACGCCAATAGTGAATTGGCTTGCGCTGATGCTATAGACCAAACGTATTACGTAGCTCATGTGAATGGAGCTGCTGGTGTTCTGGGATTATACGACTTAGTATTTAGCGATGCCAATGGCCAGTTTAAATTAGCAGCAGGGTTCTACAAGACTAATGACGCAGGTGCTAACAATTGGTATCAGGTGGATGCAAATGGAGCAATTGTTTTATTTGGTACTTGTCTAGTTCCAGTTCCTTGTGGAGGATCAATAAATGGTAGTGGAGGTCAGGGTGTGTATTATGTTGAGACAAGTGTAGGCACTGGTACTGGGGCTATTGTTGTTAAGTTTAACCCACAAGGTCTAGCTGATGGAATATTGGCCACGTACAATAGTGTGAACTATAACGGTGTATCTTCACCGACAGAAGGATGGCTTCAGGGCACAGCAGGATTACCTACTTTTATTGGTAATTCAGATTGCAGTATAGTAGCGAATTCTCCTTATCCTAGTATTTCAGAGTTTGAGTACAATGGAACTACTTTTGCTTCATTGGGTACAACTACTAGTGTTTCAGTAGCATCAGGTCAAATGCAACTTACTGCAACAGCACCGGGTCTATGTGTTATGGTCATACCAAAGACAACAGCTAGTCCATCCTTATTGAACCTTAGTATCTTTGGAATTTGCTCAACAACTCTATTTAATGTAAATGTTATATGCCCAGCTGCTTTGCCATCATTTGCATCTAGCCTTAATAATTTTGACAGTTCAACTGCTTGTACTAATGCTATTGACCAGACATACTATGTTGCATATGTAACTGGTGGGGCAGGCGTTCTTGGATTGAATGACTTAGTATTCAGTGATGCTAACGGACAATTTAAACTAAGTGCAGGCTACTATAAGACTACCGCTGCTGGAGCTAACAATTGGTATCGAGTAAATTCCAATGGCATAATAATTCAATTTGGAACTTGTCCTTAATAACTATGGCAAACTATACACTATCATATAGCGAATCTGCACAGGGGTGGCCTTCATTCTACTCCTTCATTCCTGACTACATGCTTGGGATGAACAACTACTTCTACACATTCAAGGGAGGGAACTTGTTTCGTCACAATGTGAACGAGACCAGAAATAACTTCTATGGAACTCAGTATAACTCTAGGATTCAGAGTGTGTTCAACGTGTCTCCTCTTGAAAATAAGATATTCAAGACTCTTAATTTAGATGGAAGCAATAGTTGGGATACACTAATGGAGACAGACATACAGACCTCAGGCTTTATTAATGCTGCTTGGTATGAGAAGAAGGAGGCATCTTGGTTTGCATTTGTACGGAACGCAGGTACGGTACCAGCACAGCCATCTGAGTACGCACTTAGATCAGTGAATGGGATTGGCTTAAGTCAGAACGTGACAGGATCTGCGCCAGCATTAACCGTATCGTTTCCTATTAGTCCAGACCTAACAGAGATTGGAAGCATAGTAAGTGTAGGGGACTACTTATACTACAGCTTGCCTGCATCATATTCAACACCAATATTGTGTGGCCAGATTACTAGCATTGTGGTGGACTACCCAACTGGTGCCAATAGGATAGTTGTGAATGCATCAATAGCTGGTGGAAGTGTGCCACCTATAACTACCCCGTTCTTTATGTATATCAAGGGGTCGGTAGCTGAGTCTCACGGAGTACTAGGACATTATTGTATATTTACACTAGAGAATAACAGCACTACTAAGGTTGAGCTATTTGCAGTTGAGTCTGAAGTAATGAAAAGTTATCCTTAAATTTATGGGAATATTAGTAAGACAACTAAATGCAAACGACTACGATGACATCCTTGTCAAGTGGTGGAATGACTGGGGACTGGATGCACCGGCTAGAGATTTCTTACCTGATGATGCTACGAGCGGACTGATTGTATTTGATGGGGACGAGCCAGTATGTGCTGGATTCATTTATACCATGAACGCAAAGGTTACTTGGGTTGAGTGGATAATATCTAGCAGGACCTATAGAAAGAAGCCAGAAAGGAAAGAGTGTTTGGATTTATTGATTTATACTCTTACTCAGGTTTGTAAAATTAAAGGAGCAAAGTACGTGTTCTCAAATAATAACAACAAGCATTTGATTGAGGTCTTTACTAATAGTGGGTACATCAAGGGATGTACAAATTCAACAGAGTTAATAAAAATATTGTGATATGGGACTAGAAACAGCAGCCATAATTGGTATATCAACAGCAATAGCAAGTGCAGGAGCATCTGCTGGACAGGTTGTTAGCGCAGGACAAGCAGCTAGAAATGCAAGAAATAATTCTGAGATTGCTTTTGATAAAGCCATGAAAGAATTGAGCGCAAATCAAATGGCTAAAATTGGACTTCCAATGGATGTCATTGATCGTCAGCGTGATGCGATTACATCATCAGCAGCACAGATTACACAGGCAGCTACTGAAGGCGAAGGCCGTGGTGCAGCTGCAACAGCAGGTCGTGTTCAGATGGCTGCACAAGAAGGGCAAAGAGATATAGCATCAGACATAGGTCAGCAATTAATGGGTCTTGAAGCAGCAACCGCTCAAGAGGAGACAAGGTTAAGTGCGGCTAGGGCAAACCTAAATTTGGCTCAGGCTGAAGGGGCTCAGGCTGCTGCTGCTCAGGCTGGGGCTCAACAAGATGCTGCTATTAAAGGGGTATTTACAGGACTACAATCAGCAGGCCAGCAATATCTAGAGGGCAGTGAGCTATATAAAAAGAATGAGGGAACCAAGGAGCTTGCAAATTTGAAGAAAGAATATGAAGCTGCTGTCAAGGACAAAAAGGTTGGTAAAAGATTTCAAGATGCTCAAGGTAATATACTTCCATTTGAAGATATCCTACCAAGAATACAGGCTCCTAATGTTGAGCTATCTGGATTGCAAGGATTGCAAGGCGCACAGATCACTGACTACTTTGTTAAGAGACCATCGGTTACAAAATCTTTATTAGGAATGTCTTTCGAGGACAACAATTTGTTTCAACCATCTGTAGCTACAAGTGCCAATAAATTTATGCCTTCTGTTTCTGGAGTTAACCCTTCATTAAAGTTTAATACAAAAACTCTTGGATTTTAATATATGGCGAGCTACTATAAATTTGCTGAGAGAGAGGCTGACAGTTTTGTAAACTGGGCAGAGATTGGAAAGGGGCTTACCGACATGCTTCAGGAGCAGGTTAAAATCCGTGAGGATAAGAGAACTGCTATAGACAAGGCTACTAGAGAGAATCTAAAGAGAGTATCTGAGGCACCTACTGGAGACCACACTAGTCTTAATACTTGGACTCTTGAGTATGCAGACAATGCAAGAGAGGCTATCTTATTGCAGGATAGATTACTCAAGTCAGGTGCACTGAAGTTGAAGGACTACACTGTCATGAGACAGAACCTGAACGATGGTACTGATGAGTTGTTTAGCGTTATTAAGAACTACCAAAATGCGTTCAAAGAGAAGAGAGATAGGATGATAAGCAATGATCCTGCTAATAAGTCTCAAGCTTTTGAGATGGACTTGATGGCATACTCTGAAATGTTTGGGGACTTCTCTAAATCAAAGGCTATCATTGACCCTAATAACTTTATGGTTAATGTTGGTATCATGGAACCTGATCCTGAGAATCAAGGGGTAATGAAAGTTGGAAAGCAGATTGCTCCTTCTGGATTTCTAAAGAAGATTCAGAATACCAAGGTAGATTATTTCGATTCTAATGCTGCTGCTGATGCTGCAAGTAAAAGCTTTGGTGGTTTTACTGAATCTACTATTCAAGATTTGAGCAGGCTACAAGGTAAGGTGGTAACGATTGAGGATGTAAGGAGAAGACCTGGATACGAGGAGGCTATTAATGAAGAGCTTAATTCATTCTTCTCTAATCCATTTAACATGACATCAATTCTTACTAATGATTTAGTTAAGGATAAGAATGGAAATGCATACGTGTCAAATATATCTGGTAAGAAGGGGAACGTAATTGAGTACGTGTATGATCCTCAGACAAACTACTATAAGCCAACCCTAACAGCAGAGCAAGAGCAAGCTGCTAGAGATTACATGAGACGTAAGATTGAGCAGAGGCTTGATATAAAGCTTAAGGAAGATCCGTTCAACAAACCACAGCCGCAAGTAGTAAAGTCTGAAGAACCAAAACCTAGTGGGCCTCCTATTAATGTTCAGGAAACATATTTATCAAGAGTTAAACAACAAACAGGATTGGGTGAAGATACTTTTTCAACTCAAAGATTAGATACTAAAAATAAACTTCAATCAATTCTTGCTAAAATTCCTAATGGTACTAAACTATCTATTGAGCTAGATCCAAATTCAAGTGGTGGAATTAATCTTAAGGATGGAGAGAATGTCATTAAATCATTTAATCTCTATGAACGTGACCCAGAAATTAGGAAAGGATATTTGAATGAGTTTACAGAAATCATTTCTAACTTAGCCGGTACTGATGGGATGATTGACTACCTTGGAAGAACAGGAGGAGTGGGACAATCAGGATCAGGTGGAGCTTCACAATTTAATCCTCAATAATGAACGAACAGGCTTTAAATTATTCGTATGAACTATTCAAGAAGGATGGGTACACCGGAACACTTGATCAGTATAGACAACTTATAAGTTCAGACAAGAAGGCTCTTGATTATTCATTCAATCTATTTAAGAACGATGGATACTCTGGTAGTATAGATGATTTCAATGGACTGATTAGTCCTGCTGTCGAAAGTCCTATGGCTATAAAGCCTACGGCAGATGAGCAAAAAAAAAACAGAAGTTCGGTATCACCATTTGTGGATGGTGGTTCGGAGCTTACAAGATTTGATCCTTCAAGTGGGCAGGTTGTCCAGGAGACTCCTGAATTTACTAAGCCTAGTGTAAAACCTCAGGCTCCACAACAACCTAAGCCAACTGAGACCATTATGTATGGCCCAATGGGGGCTATGGGTCTTCAGAGAACCAAAGAATATAAGCCTGAGTATGAAGGCAAGAGTCTTCCCAATGTAGTTGGAGAGCTAGGTAAAACTTTTGCTAAGGGAGTGGTTAAATTCCCAGCAGATGTTCTAGAAACCGCAGCAATAGCTACAACCGCTGCAAGAAACTTGGCCGCAAAGACTGGTTTAGTTGATGAAAGCACTGCCACTCAAGTAGGTGTACAACTAGGAGGAGCAAATGTTAATTTTTTTCAAGCCGCTAGTGAGTGGAAGAATCTAGTAAATGAATTTATCCCAACGGACAAGGACATTGAATCTGGTTTTTGGGGACAGACTGCTACTGCATTAGGACAGATGGTACCAGTAATATTGACAGGAGGTATATCTGGTGGAGGTAGAGCTATTGCTAAGGAAGCCGGAAAGAAGGGTCTGTCAATGCAGGCGGTGGCAAACTATGGTAAGGAAGTTGTTTCCAGAATGGGGTCAGCTCAAGGAATACTTACGGTATCTCAGGTAGCTGCACCATCATACGAGCAAGCAAAAAGAGATGGGGCAACAGAGAATGAAGCCATTGGATTTGCTCTACAGAATGCAGTAATGACTTATCCTCTCGAGATGTTGCCAGTAAATAATTTATTCAAGAGATTGGATAATGTTTTAGTTGGTAACAAGGGAGTAGAGGTATTGAAGAGAGCAGTAGTAGGTGGTGCTGAAGAAGGTATAACTGAAGGCCTTCAGAACATATATGAGAACGTAACAGCAGATGCTATCTATGGAACCACTAGAGAAATCCTAGATGGTGTAGGAGAGTCTACTGCTGTTGGTGGTACTGTTGGTACCATCATGAATGGACTACTTACTGCTTTGCTAGGAAGAAGAGCTAGAGCTACTTCTGAAACTGAGATAGAACAACTAGATAAATCTATCGAAGAGGTACAACAAAAAGTAAATCAGGTAGAGTCAAACAACAAGGCTATTGAAAAAACAATAACCGAGATTGAGGAAACTAAACCTAGAAAATTATCTTATGGTAGTGCTGACTACAACTTTATTGAGTCAAAGAATGGGGACCTAGAGTATGCAGATGATGCGCTCACGGAGCAACAGGCTCAGGGTGTTGTTAGCAACCTTACAAATTCATACAAGAAGATTGATTTCACTATAGAAGAAGTAGAGCCTGAAGATCCATATCAGCCTACTACTTATAAAATTATTGGTAAACCTAAAACTATACAACAAGATGCCATTCAAGAGCAAGCAGCAGGTCAAGTACCTGTACAGTCAGGAACCAGAGTTAGCCAAGAAGTGGCGCAAGGAGAACCCCAAGCAGAACCTCAAGGCGTTACCCAAGAAGGTCAAGAAGTAATACCACAAGAGGAAATAGATTTAGAGACTCAGTTAGCTGAAGACTTAAAAACTATTAAGGGTACAACTCAGTCAAGACTAAGGGTAGAGGGTATTGATATACCAGCCGAAGAGGATATTAACCTTGAAACAATAGAGTCTAATCTTGATAAGCTTCCAGCTTACGAGGTAAACTTTACTACACCAGAGGTGTCTCAGGATATTCAGGTTAACCCTATTGAAGAAAGTAAATCATCTACTAAGGAAGGCACAGCTGAGTCAAGAACAATAGAATCCTTTCAAGGAGTACCTATGATTGTAGGCATGTCAGATACATTGGCAGCAGGAACAGTAGTGGACTCTATGGGTAATCCTATGGAAGTTGAGGGAGGATTATTGTATAATGTACTTGGAAAGAATAAGAATGCAGCATGGGCTGGTGTAACTGAAGAAGGAGCACGGATACAATATAATGAAGCATTAGAGTTATATAATAATAACAAGAATATATTTGAGAAGTTATGGGCTGAAGGTAAGCTTCCAAATGGTCATGTTCCTATGGCTATTATGAGGATGGCTGACACTGCTGTAAACTCAAATGAAGCAGTATTCAGATACCTATCCCCACTAGTTAAGTCTCAACCAGAAGCAAATCAACAAGCTGCTTTAGATGCTTTAAAGGGCGATATAGAGGTAAAGAAAAAAGTAGACCAAGCCGCAACAGTTAAGTCTGCGAATAAATTAGATCAGTTTATATCTTCAAAGAATATTAATTCATTAGGACAATTGCTTGATGCAATCGTATCTGATGCTAACAGCAGAGCTAAAGGAGATACAGAAAATACATTGTCTCTATCAGAGAGAAGTTTATTATTTGACTTGATGGTTTCTCCAAAGGGTACAAAGGCTGCTTCTAAAAATACAGTTAATGCTTTGTTTGGTGCTAAGAAGGACCCTAAATCAAAATCATTCTTAGCTGATAACATATATGAAGCAATAGGTGAGCCTGCAATGCTAAGGATTCCTAGAGGAAATGTTGCTGCTGTTGTTGGTGTCGATGTATTAAATGGAGGAGTTGTTCCAGTTGAACATGGAAACTATGGATTTGGACCTAAGGGGCAGATGATTTCTTTAATTAGTAATCCTAAGCATGGCCTTGATGTATTCCCAGAATGGAAAGCAAAAGCAGTTAGGGTATTTAAGAAGACAAAACCAAAGAAGGGAGAGGGCAAACTTCCAACTGCAAGTGCTATAGCAGATGAAGTAGGTGGTGCATTCTTTATAGATAGCGCATTTAGAAATGCTAAGGTTTCAATGGAGCCTAGTGATATTGAATTGCTTGCAGCCAAGCTAAGGTTTGCATTCCCTGATGTGACTGTATCTAATAGTCAAGAAGAATTTGATAGAGTACTTCAAGAAGAGGGAGTAAGAACAAAGGAGTCTGATGGTAAGGTTATACTTGGTTTAACTAAGGATGGGAAGGTTTATCTTAATCCAGATTCCGATTCTCTTGCCACACCTATACACGAGTTTGGACACATATGGATAGACTTTCTAAGGTCAGAAGCTTCAAAAGAAAAAGGAGATGCTTTACTTGCTAAAGGCTTATCGTTAGTAGAAGGAACAAAAGCTTTACAACAAGCCATAGCTAAGTATGGTGATAATGCTTTAGCTAGAGAAGAAGCATTGGTTGAATTGATGGCTACTAAGGGTGAGGACATAATCAACAAGTCTAAGAAAAAAGAATTCAAGAACTGGCTGAATGCTTTGTTCAAGTATGTAAAAGAATTCTTTACTACAACTGAGCAACTATTTAAGGGGAAAGACTTTGAGAAAACACTTAAAGACATGTCTCTTGATGACTTTATAAACATAGGTCTTGCTGACTTATTG